GCTCCTTGAACACATAAACATCTTTCTGACAAGAAGTTTACTTCCATTGCATCTAAATCAGATGTGAAAGCTCCTCCAGCAGAACCAGTTAACCAAGACTTCATACGACGATCGTCAGCTTGTGAAGCTCTGTATCGTACGTGTAAGAATGGTCGACGGATGTTAGTCCCTAAAATTTGATCGTAAACAGTAGAAGTTCCAGCTGGTACTAATACTCCTTCGATAGCTGCAGCGTTAGTTTCAATTCCACCACGTGTTGAAGCGTCGTTCAAGTATTTCCAGTCAGTCTTATAGAAATCGTAAGATCCTCTACGGAAACCGCTAAATCCAAGATTTAAAGCCATTTCTGCTGAGTTTTCAAATAATCCATAAGCAGTACCACCGGCAGTACCTACAGAAAGACCAGCTAACATATCATCAAAATCTAAAGATGTTTGGCGATTTAAGAAAAGCATGTTTTCTTCAATAGCACCTTGAGTATCTAAGTTTTTCAATATAGCATCAAAAGCAGGAAGACCCGAACCAGCAGTAAATCCTGCGTTTACATTTCCTCTGTCTTTAATAGCAGCAAATAAACCTTGAGTACCTTTAACTCCAGCAGTCAATGCAGCAGATCCAGTCGCAGCAAGTTCACCTTCAACTACAGACATTTCTAAGTAATCCTCAAAACGTAAACGAGTTTCAGATTCAGCTTTTAAATACCATAAATATCCAGATGTTCCGTCTTCAGTAGCAACTTCAACCCATCCAATTTGCGCCATATCAGATCCGTTTACAACGTATTTATTTCTGATGATGATAGGAGAGTTAGAGTACTGTGAAAAAGATGGGTTAATTGTTTTGTAGCCATCTGTGTCGTCAGCTCCAGTTGAATTAAAAATCTGCTTTCCTTTTCCATATTCAGAACCGTATACAAAGATCTTTAATCCTGTAAGAGAAAGACCTGTTAAATCAGCTTGAGTGTAAGGAGCTACAACTAAAGTAGCTGTTCCACCTGTTTGGCTAGATTCAGTAACTAAAGCTTTAAGCTCTTTAGAACTAGCTGTATCTAATATAACAATTGTTTGATCTTTAGAAATTACGTTATCAACAAAAGCATCTCCAGTTCCACCCACTGTGAACTCTAATGTATTACTCGTTACTGCGGTATCAATACTAACATCGTTATATGCTACGTGTAGTCTATTTTGCTCAGACCAAATTACTTGGTCAGAAGTCATTGGCATTTCAGCGCCAACCATACGTAAGAATCCAGATAAAGTTCTGTTTCCGTAGCGCTCTACTTCTTGTTCGTAGATTTCAGGTAAGTACTGTTGTGCAAAAGTGTCAGAGTCGCCGTTGCCAGTTCCTCCGTTAAATGATAAATAGTTATCACTTAATAATTGTTGTTTTTGACTCGGTTTAATTGAACCGAATGCTTCGTTTAAAGGCATGTTTTAATTTTTTTAGTTAAATTTTTTCGTTTTAATTCTTAATTTTGTAGTATCAAGACCACTTACAGCTTTAACTTTAAATCCGTTTACAAACACATCACCTTGCTGAGACCTAGCTTTGGTATCACTTAGGTTTTTTGATTTGTTTAAAACTTCTTTAACTGCGTCAGCTTTTCCTTGCTCATAAAAATGAGAGGCAATCCTGTCTACGTTTTCAGCGGCATACATAGCTTTATGATAACCTTTCGCGTCACTAATATTACCATCAGAGTCTAGGAACTTCCCGACAAGGTTATTAATGTTTGATTGATTTTCTGCAACTTTTTCACGGTTTTGAATATTGTACTTATAGTTCTTATTACCGACTTTAATATCGAAACCTTCGAAATTATCGCTAAAAAGTTTTTTAGTACTTTCTTGAAACCGCTTGTGTTGTTGCGTAGCTACTTCCTGCTGCTTGTTATATCGGTTGAAAAAGTCCATTGCTTTTTGCTGATCCTGAGTAACGCCCGGTCTCAACTTGATCTCGTCGTAATATTTACTCTTAGTCTCTTCTAAAAAGCCTTTGGCTTTTGCAACTTCTTCTTTAAACGCAAGTTTCTTTTTGCGTATATCTTTGTCCTCATCTAAATCTTCGTCATATTCAAAATCTTCTAAAAGAAGTTCTACATCTGAATTATCTAAATAAGGTTTATTTTTTTTGTAATACTCTTTTAATAATGTTTTATCATCTACATTAGAATAGTCCGCGTTTAAACGAGCATAATCTTCTATAGTTCCACCTGTTTCTTCCATAAATGAAACTAATTTTTCGATGTTATCTGGTAATTGTCTACCTAGTACTTTCTCATCTCTAATAGCTTCTTTGATTTCAGTTTCAGCTTTTTTAACCTCTTCAGCTGTAACCTCTCTTAATGGACTAAACTCTTCTACTTTTTCTTCGGTGGTCCGTACTTCTTCAGCCACTGCTTTGCTGTCGCCACTGTCTTTGGACTCTTGGACAATAACATTGCTATCATTTGTCTCTTGTGTTTGAACGGCATTGGTTTCTTGTTTTACTTCTTCTTTAGGTATTACCACTTTGGTAACTTCCTCTTCAACTTTTTTCACTGGCTCTTTTAATTCAACCTTAGTGATTTCGTTTTTTTTACCTAAATTCTTAGGTTTTCTTGGCTTAGCCTTCATTTTGAAGTCGCCCTCTTGTTTTACTTCTGACATAATATAATATAATTAAAAATTGTTTACTTTCTACATGAAAGCTTGCATACCCATATCGGGTTCGTTTTCAAAGTCTTTAGGTAAGCTATCATTTTGACGCTGGCTTATCATTTCACTTTGTTGTGTAGCTTCCATTTTGCTACGTTTATCTTTTCTATCTTCTATAGCTGATTCTTTTTGTTGCATAGCTTGAACTTCTAATTGCTTAAGCTGCATATCATATTCAAACTTTTGCTGCATTTTAATTTTTTCTAAATCAGCTGCTATTTGCATTTTGTTTATTTCCATTTGAGCTTTAGCTTGCTCGTACTGAACCTTAGAACCCGATATAGCTTCTTGTTTTTGAACTTCAGCCATAGCTGTTTTTTCAGCAGTCTCCGCTTGTGCGGCTGCTTGAGCTTGTATATTAGCCTGTTGATTAGCTTGGTCTTGAATAGCTTTTTGCTTACGCTTAACCTTAAGCATTTGATTAGCTAGCTTAAGATTTTTAATTTGCCTTAAATCTATAGCGTCTTCAAGGTCTATGCCGCCTTGACCTAAAGCAACCTGTATATTCTCTTCTAACTTAGCTTGCTCTTCGTCATCTGGCTCTAACTCTAAGAATATACCAAAGTCATATAAATTCAAGTCAACAACTTGTTGTAGTGTTTCAACATTAAAGGTTGATATAGAGTTTTTAAGTGACTCAGCTGTTAATGGGAAATATAAAGCATCTGCTATTTTAAGAGATACGTTTTCTGCTAGCTTTAATGTAAGATATAAACTAGCTTGCTTAATATGTCTAGTTGCAACGTTAGACGCGTTGGCAGCCATTTTTTGAAGACCTACTAACGAGTTTTTATCTTGTGTACTTCCATCTCTAGCTTCGTTTAATCCGGTCACATCGCGTATCATTTGTAAATAATACTGATATGTTTGTATAAGCGCTTGTATTTTACCTAGACCGCTAGAGCTATTGAGTTCTTGAATAGGTACTTTACCTGGGTTCATATCACCGTCTTGTGTCATTGATCTACCTACTATAGAACCAGTTTGGAAATACATATTTAAAGCCTCTGCAGGATTATAATTAGTACCATTACCGAGATCAACCTCAGCTAAACCATCCATATCTAAATAAACACCGTCTGGTACCATTCTAGACATTACCTGTTGTAATTTAAGATGTGTTAGCTGAATCATATCTGCAAACCCAATACATTTACTTACAACAGATTCTATGCGTCCCTTATACATTCTAGGAGCACATATCGTGTAATTCATTTCAACCTTAGTAGTGTCTGCCATTGGTCTAGACATGTTCTCTGCTAAACTCCAGTCTAATATAGTATTAGTTCCCAAAACTTTAGCTCCAGTATATAAAACCTCTATTGATCTTGAAACTCTTTCAAAGTTATCATTTTCAGGCGGATCAAAAGTATCTGGCTTTTCTAAAGCTTTTAATAATCCTGAATCTGTTTGTTTTATTTTAAATACTTGATTGTGGTAAGTCTTATATTCAAAGTACATAACCTGTACAGTATTTTCATCGTAATTACCCCAACCAGTTATATATTGTCTGTTACCAGGTGTTTGTTGTATTCTCTTTAACTCTTCTTCTGATATACCAGGAAACTCTTTTTTAAGTTCTGGTATTGTTATAGACTTTACTTCACCTACATAATATATATCTTCAAAGTTTGGATCTTCTGTATATGAGTATACCATATAAGCAGGATCTACATAATCAATAGTAATACCTTCTGCTGTATTGAAATTAGTTTTAGCAGCTGCAATACCAATAGTTGTAAGATCCATATTTAATCTACGTCTTACAAGATCGTATTTATTTTGAGCAAACACAGTTGATATAGCTTCTTCTTCTGCTATTTCAATTGATTGCTTGTAACTAAGCTGCATATGTAACTCAAGTTCTTCTTTAGATTCTGGAACTACAACTCCACTTGGTGATTGATGTAAATCAATACCTAGTGTTTGCTTTAAGTTGTCTAAGTATTCTTTAGCAACCATATCTTCTTGAAGCCTGCTAGCATATTCAGTTCTTCTTCTAACTGAGTTAGGATCCTGAGAATAAGCTTTAATATCGTAAGACTTTTGAGATATACCATTAACTACAATATCTACAAATTTAGATAAAATAGGTACTGGTTTCCAGTCTAAATTTAAATAAGATAAATCACCATTAATAGACAACTCATCTTTGTATTTCTGCACGGGTTGTTCACCTCTCGCGTATAGTCTTAACGAATGAAAATTATTCCAATTAGTTAGATATCTATTACCTCCAGTTCGCCCTTGATCAAACCACTCGTACTCTATTGCTTGAGCAACTTGATTACCGTATTCCCAGCTAGCTTTTTCAGCGTCGCTTACTACTTGGCTTGGAAAAGCGCTATTGGTGTTAGTGTATATACCCATTTAACCTATTATTTTTGATGTGACACCTTTGTTGTCGTATTTTTTAATTCCTAAATCTACAGCTTCTCTTCTAACTGGAGCAGACGGAGCGTATCTATGTTTATTGCAAGCCATTAAAGCAAGTCCAGAACTAATAGAAGCATCATGCTTTGTTCTGTTGTTTATATTAAACTTAGCCCAGTCTTCTAATGTTCTTTGAAAGTACATATCGCCATAGCCTGTAGTTTTTAAACCTACAAAATCTTCTATATAAGATTCAATTGCTGCTGCGTGTGCTTGTTTTATATCTTCACTTGAATTTGGTATTCCACCTAATTCTTTTTCTGTTACTGATAATTTATTGTATTTTCTATCTGGTCTATTTATAGAGAACTTTCTATAGCCTCTTCTTTTTAAATGATATAATAATCTAGGTTTATTATTCTCTGCTAATATTGGCATACCGTAAAAAACCAAAGCCATTAAAACATCTTCAAAAAATATTTCAGCGGTTTGTGGTCTAGCTATATATTCTAAAAAGAAATGATTCG